TCACTTAGTGGGAACAGAAAACAACATATTGAATTTAACATAATATACATTATGCGCAGTCATGTCTGTCCCGTGGCTAGGGGTCAGGAACATAGCAGCCACAAGGGCTACAGCCGCGCCTGTACCTTTTGTGTACTTCGCTAAAATGTCATACCAAGCGCGCTTTAGCTCTGGATTGGTCTCCCTGACGGCGGCCAGATTTAGCAGCACTTCTTGCACGTCCAAGCCGATCTCCTCGGCAATCTTTTTTGCAGTCGCATCAGTGAGTTGCGACTTTCCTTTGTTCACCGCAGAGATATAGGAAGTGGTAAATCCCAAGTCTGCCGCGACTTCCTGCAATTGGCTGTACTTTTTGGCCCTCATGTAGGCCTGAATCAGCGTATTGGAGTCCATCTTTTTGTCTCCTGAGTGGTTAGACAATCAGCTCATCATACCGATTTTGGCAAAAAACGGCTTGTTCCCATTCAACAATTCGTATGATTGAATCCATTCAACAAATCATTTGAATGCATGAACCATGACCCACTTTAGCCCACAAAACCTTGATCTGCCTGCTCTCATTGAGCGAAAGGTCTATTGGCAGGCTGAACCGACTGGCGATTACTCCGCCTGCATCGCGGGTCAGGTCGAGATGTTCCGCGACCTGCACGAACTGCGGATCTATCTGTCCATGACGTACCCCGATACCGTCTTTGAACTGGTCGAGGTCACTGAGGACACATGGCAAGGTTTCTATGATCAGGGAGTCTTTTTCGATGACTGGTCATAACGCTGTGATGCTGATTGACGGGGTGCGCTCATGATCACCTCTACTTCTGGCTTGCTGGGTCATGCCATGACCATTCCCAACGACTTGATGCCGATAAATAGCGTTATCGGCAACAAAACCCTGATCGATTATCTGTCCTTCACATGGGCACCGGACGAACTGCGCCGGATGACCGAGCTTGCCAAGCAAGGCGCACTGCTCAAAGCCATTCCGCGCTTTGACACCCAGAACAAAGCCATCCAGGCTGCGTTCGCGGCTCCTGCTGTCGAGGGCCTGCGCTATCTGTGGAAGCGACCCAGCGGGTTCAATCCCCTCGCCCGCTTCGACAAGGTTACAGAGCGCCTCTGTGACAAGGCCGCGCCCTTGCCCTTGGTCAAGGCGCCCTCCCCTGTATGCACTCCCTCTATGACCGAAATGATGGAGCAGGCGCTCCACTCCGGCTATAAGTCCCGCGCAGACATGCGCAAGGAGCTGAAAGCCGTCTGCTCTACCCTGCTGGAGTTCTCCCAGTTTGAGGTGGTCGAGGGTGCCAAGTATTGGGAAGCCTACAACGACTTGATCGACAGCTACGGGGTGCAGTTTCTCGATGCCCTGTGCTGCGCCGAGATCGAGTTGTGGCTGGAAGAACTCAATAACAAGATCGGGGTGCCCATCCCTGCCCCGCGTTTCTCTATGCGCCCTCGCCGTTCCGGTTTGCACGGTTACGCCAACTCGGCCGACCTGCTCTGTGATGGTCTGCCCTGCGGCCTGATTGGCTGGGGTGCGGCCAACCATGGCTGCATGGTCAGTTTTTCCGGCGTGGGTTGTGCGGCCCTCGATTTCCAAGCTCTGCATAATGTTATCTCTCACATTCCAGCCGTCCGTATCACTCGGGTGGATTTGGCGCTCGATGACTACAGCGGCGAGGTGATCTCCTATCAGGGAGCGATTGCCGGCGCCGAGGCTGGCGAGTTTCATCCAGAACGGGGCCGTGCTCCGTCATGGATGAAAATCGAATCGGGCGAGTTTGTGATTGCCGAAGTCTCCAAGGGTATCGCCAAGCGGTACGGCATGGCGCCGACCAAGGGTTGCTCCTTCTATGTGGGCAGCCGGATCAACGGTAAGTGCGCTCGGATATATGAGAAAGGTAAACAGATGCAGTCGGCAGAATATCCCAACTGGGTACGCGCCGAAGGCGAGTTGCATAATAAAGACCGGATTATCCCGCTCGATGTGCTGATCAATCCCGACCCGTATTTTGCGGGGATGTATCCGCAATTTTCAAAATGGCTGGATGAAGTCAAACAGGCCGATATTACTCCGGTTCGTGTGACCACCTTTAAAAACAAATTCAAGACCAGTCGGGACAACGCTGTTTTTAATATGTCTCGGATGGCGGGCCGCCTTGTTAATTGGCTAGCAAATATCGAGGGGCTGTCCCCTGCGGTGATTGTTAACCAATTAACAGCGCATCTGGGAGAAGATGATATTCCCGCGCGGTTAAGAATGCCGTTACCTCCCGAGATTATATCGGGAGAGCATAATCTAATTTCGACCTGATAATGGTTCTTCAACGAGGTAAATAATATGTCCCTGCTCACTGGTATTTTGGTAACTCGCGTTACTCACGGCTTTGGTGTTTCCCGTAAATCTGGCTCTCCGGTGCCGTATGATTTCGCTCAGGTGGAATATCTGGCTCCGGCAAATAACGTCAATAAACCCGAGTGCAATATCACCTCTTGGGGTTATGAAGTCCGCCAACTGGCCCTTCGCAACGATGCCGCCACCATCAAGGAGATGGCCGATTGCCCGAAACTGGTGGCGATTGATCTGGTGCTGGAAGCCGACCCGCAGAACCCGACCCGCAACGTTGTTGTCGGCTACCAAGCCAGCAAAAAACCGGTTTAACCACCGCGCCGCGAGGAGGAGGAGCGAGAGCGCGCAGCGAGCGACGACGAGGGCGCGACCATGCTTTGTCTTGATATCACCGCCGAAGGATATGCCCGTTTATCCGAGGGGGATGCCTGTCATTACGTGCTCCTGACTGCTCAGGAGCATTCCAGACTCACGGATATATCAAACTGGTTCCAGTTCGATATATCCACCGTGGGAATAGCCTTTGGCTCTGGCCTTGCTATCTGGGTCTTAGGCGTAAAACTGGGCGCTATTGCCCGTGTAATTGTTGGTGCAAAACGAGGATAAAATAATGAAAAAAGTATCAGGCTTGTTCCGTAATGCTTGCATTGCGGCTGTATTTGGTTTGACCGCAAATGCGGCAATGGCTGAGGGAACCAGTCTTGCAGATGCAGCAGGTAAAGCGATGGAAGCGGCTCAAGCTGACGTTGCTTCAACCTCTCCCAAGGTGTTGCTGGTTGTCGCCATGGTGGCCGCTACAGGTATCGTTATTTCCCTGATCCGTAAAGCCTAAACCATGTCCCTGCTTATCGGGACACTCTGGTTTTTGTTCTTTGTCGAGGGATGGCGATCATCCTTCTCTATTTAAGGCGGCTCCGGTCGCCTTTTTTATATTGGGGGCTGTGTGCGCTTAGCTTGGCTTTTACTGTTATTTCCATCGCTGGCGTTTGCTATTGCTGGTTGCCCTGTCGGTGTCCAGTTGGGAAACGTTACGATTGCCACTCGGTTACCTGTCTGCCTTAAATTCGATTCATCACAACTGGGTGGTTGTTTAGTTGATTGCAAGGGCGTGTGTGTGGAATTGCCTTTAGCCAATACCAAGGGGCCAGTAGAGACCACCGGAACGGCCTGTAATTGGACTGAAAATGGCAGTGGTAACGGCGATTCTGACGGCAGCGGCAATACACCGGATGAGGGCAATAATTCGGAAAATGGTGGTTTGCCCAAGGATTGGGATTTCTTTGAACCGGTGATTGGTGATGCAACGGGAACCTCTGTTTCAGCCACAATTGCCAAGCTCAATAAAAACCTTGGTAAAAATATTGGTGCGCTTACCCAAAATAACGACATGCTAAATAAGCGGGTAAACGAGATCAGCGGCGATACATCGCGCATTGTTAATGCCACAGAACGCGCCAAGGATTTATTACAGGAGATGTCCGATTTCCAGCGCTTTGCCAATTCCAAGCTGGAGGGGATTGAATTGTTCTCCTCTCGCTCGGAAAACTATCTTCAACAAATCGCCATGAAAGCGGGTGGCTCGGGTTCGGGCTCCGGCTCTGGTGGTTCGTCTGGTGGGGATAATTCCAATATTCATGGCGAATTGAAGCAGTTTCATCAGGATATGTTTGGCCCTGACTTTGCCCAGAACAATATGGGGGCCAATATGTACGCCCTCTTGAACAGCTATTCGTATGACATCAGCTCGATTAAAGAGAAGATCCACACGCTAAACAGTAACTTCAATAACTTCTACTGGAATACGGCACCGGATTTAAGAAATAACAGCATCGAGATGAATCGCAATTTACGCACGATTGCCGAAGCCATCCAGAAAGGCGGAATTGGTACTGGTGGCGGTGACGGTGGCAGCGACATCGATTATGGGAAAATGCCCGGATCTGAGGCTAACCCCTTGGCCGTCAAGCAAGTGACCTACAAGGGGCGCTGTGAGGGGGACGGCTGCTTTTTTGATGCACAGAGCCAGCAAAAAGAGCTGGATAAACTCAACAAGTCCCTTACCGACAAATATGCCGATATAGGCAAAGAGGTGAAAGAGATCTTTAACTTCAACTTGTCCGGCTCTGCTGGGTATATGGAGTGTTTCGAATTATTTACTTATGGTGGAAAAGATTATCGCGTTTGTCCACCTGCTAAAGAGTATTGGGAAATCATCGCCGCACTGATGATGTTTATTTTCTACTTCATTGCTTTCGCAATTGTATTCAAGAGGTAATAAGTCATGGAATGGCTCGGTGACTTCTTTAATTCATTCTTCAACGATATCTATCAACTGGCGGTGCAGTTTGCTGCATGGTTTGCGGTGCGAATGGCTGTGCAATGGGTTGAGTTCAAGTTGTTTATGCTCTCCTTCTCGTGGGACGTGGCCAAGCAGATTTTGGTGAAAGTTCACTTTAGTGAAATGATCTCCCAGTCCTTCAATGCCCTCCCCGCCGACTTTCGCTCGATGCTGCTCTATATCCATCTGGATAAGGGGCTGGCCATCCTGACGCAAGCCTTTGTTACCCGCTTCCTGATGAACATCATGGGGTGGTAAATGTCCATCAAGATCCACCACGGGGCGCCAGGCTCTTACAAATCATCCGGCGCCATTCACACCGATGTGATCCCCGCCATCAAGGCAGGCCGCCACATCATCACCAACGTTCGCGGGTTCACCGCCGAACGCTGCAAAGAGGTACTGGGTAAGGCTGTGCCCGATGAGTTCAAGGTGACTTACATCGACACGGAAGCCCAAGAGGGCCGCGACCACTTGGCCCGCTTCTACCACTGGGCACCGAAGGGGGTGTTCTTTCTGGTCGATGAAGTGCAGCGGATCTTTCCGCCTGCATGGCGCCAGAGCGACCTAGACCGACTCGATTATCCGGGTGGGCCGGAAGTCGCCAAGGCTGACGGGCGACCGGAAACCATAGACGTTGCCTTTGATATGCACCGTCACCACAACTGGGATTTCGTCTTTACCACCCCGAACATCAAGAAGGTTCACGCCGTGATCAGGGCTGCATCAGAGACGGCGATCAGACACACCAACATGAAGATATTGGGCTTTGGGAAGCGTTACAAAACGGTCTTGCATCTGGCAGACAACAGCGGCGCGTCCATGTCCGATGTATTGCAGGCCAAGCCATTCAACAAGGTGCCCAACTATGTTTTCAAGCTCTACGACTCAACTACAACAGGCCAAGTCACGGATACAATCGCGGGTAGCTCGATTCTGCGTGATCCTAAAATTCTGTTTTTTCTGGCTGTTATTGGATTCTGTCTCTATTTTGGCCTCATCAAGCCGGAATATATTGATAAGCCTAGCAAGGCCCCTACGCCCTCTCCTGCCACTGCTGCGACTTCTGGGGCGGTGGGTGCTTCGCCCGCTGCTGGGGTACGTCCTAGCGGCGTTCCTGCTGCGTCTGGTGGCGGGGTTCTTTCTGTAGGGCCGTTTGCAGGTCACCGCCTGATCATCAGTTGCCATATCCTGATTAAAGACAACCTTGGCTCTTATCGGGTCGAGTATTGCTTTGCCCTGCGCAAGGGGGACGAAGTTGCGCCCTTGGATGTAGACGATTGGCCAGAGGAGCTGGCCAGCGTCGATGCGGTGAGCGGCTGCCATGCTGTGGTCAAGTATCAGGGCCAGCCTGTGGACGTGTACTGTGATCCAGAGGGTGACGTTATACGCCGGAAATATAACGCCGCCCTCTTTGCGGGTGCTGATAGCAAGATGAAATCTAACGATGATCGGACATAAATAATATCCAACTGCGTCACTGCATTGTTTATGTTAAATACAGATATCAACGTCACAAAGAACAGGGGCGGTAGCCCCTATAAGCCGCCCTCTGCTGTCCATTTGACCACCAAATGCTTCGCGGCGGGACACGCCCATCTATCCCAGAGACTGGAGCCCCCCCCCTTCCCTGCCAAACCGGCTTTTAGGAGTCTCCGGCACTGAGGGAGGTGAACGCCATAGCGCCACGATTGGCTTTTTATAGCTTATAGATCAATGCTCTATCATTTATTTTTTTGTCTAACTTTTTTCCATCGTTCAGCGGGATTATATCGAGCGCAAAATCATTTTCATTAATTTCATATTTATATAGTTTTATGTGACCATAGCGTTGTGTATCGGACTTGAGATATTTAATAACTTTACTTGTTTCGGAAATACCGTATAAGCTGCCTAGGTATATAGATTGTATTGAGTCAATACTGATGTTTTTTAGCATCATTACACCATCGAATTTTGCTAAACGATTTTTAAACAAGCATTTATCTGTTGGGTCAACTTTAAAGTTGAAATGAGATTTATCCATGACCTCAATGAAATTACCTAAAGAAACATTCTCGTCAATATATTTTTTTAGATTCTTATCATCTTTTTTTAATAAAACAAATCTATCTGCCCAAACCAATGGTACAATGCATCGGTGTTCTTTTTCATACATCCATTCATCACTTTTGGTACTGAGCGCCGAAACTATCATTTCTAAAGCACTGTGATTGCTATTATCCCATGCATCTTCATCGAACCTTTTTGAGTCATATTTTACTCTCTGAGGCATTAGATCAATAGTCTTTAATGTATCGGATAGTGCTAGGCTATCCCTATCTTGTATGTTGAAAAAATCATCTTTATATCCAATGCATACACCATGATGTGAGCTTGCATAATGTGCCCACATTAATATATTTCTGTGAGTTTCAGTTAGGGATACAATACCTAATTTGTTACTTATTTCTTTGTAGCTTTGATTTAATGTGCTTTTAGGATGTTTCTTCCCATTTTTATTAATAAATCTTTCAGTCAATATGTTTGCAAGCCCATCCGTTAGTTGTGACTCAAACGGATCGTTTAGGGATTTTGTTGTTGCTAATTTAATTGCTGGGTTATCTAGGTGTTCGAATAGATCGAAGCTTGATGTGTAGTATTTATACAATACGGTCATATTTTGAATGGCTTATGTTGTTGGATCCCCCGTATAGTAATACGGGGGGAATTCAGAATCATCTATTCCATAGTTCTGTTGCGTGTTTGCATTACTCGTGTGAGTATGAAAAATGAACAACATTGGGAGGTTCTATGGGTTCAAGACTCCAAGATCATTACGAACAATCTCGCGCTGCAGCGATTGACATCGCAGTTGCGGCTGGATGCATAAAGCACTGTGAGCGTCACTATGGGAACTTGATTGTAGGTAGCAAACCCAATAGCGGGGCTTACAAGCTGGGGAATCGGCTGTTTACCAGTGGACAACTGAGCGATACGTTTCCTGATCGAGTTTCGATGACAGATGAGATTCAGGCGGTTATGGAGCTCGCTATGCCTTGTTGCTATGAATGTGAAGAGCCAGAGTGATGTTATGAGAGGGGGCTACTCCCCCTCTCCTATCAGTTTACGCCAAGCTTTTTTCTCCAGTAGAACGCGGCCATCTGTCGCTCTGATCTCTCCGCTTGGATGATGGCTATGGCTTCCAGTCTTCGCCTGTCATAGGTGACCCCTATCGGGGAGACAAGGCAATCATTCTTCATACGCCAGCCTTCCCATTCCTTCCAGATAGTGGGCAACTCCCTACCTGAAGCCATACGCATTAGCCGCTTATAAGCAGGTGGGATCTCTTTGCCCTTATCCCAATATATGACCTGCCTCACAGAAACAAAACAAAGATTGGCCGTCTCTTCAATTGATAAACCGCACTCAAACCAACGAAAAATGAAGTTTTTGGTCAACTCTCGTTCCATCCAACTAAATACCTGATAAACCAGCAAAATTGCGTGGGTTGGCTTATCGGCAGGTTTCAGATGGGGATTTAACAAAACGTCGCATTATGCGCAGTCAGGCCTATAGATAGAACAAAGGGGCCGGAGGCCCCACATTACGTAAGATCAATCAGTTGCTTATCCCAAAGAGCCAAAACAACGTCCATCTGGTTGTTGTGCCTGATCTGTTTTTCCGTCTTAGCCATCACCGCATCCCAAAGCCCATTTCGATCCAGTCTTTGACCATCAAGCGTTTGGAGGATTTCAACAGCCGTGACAGCATAACCTCTGTTGAGAACTGAGCGTGAATAGCTGCCTTTACTGACACCACGAACCAGACCTTCACTACAGAGCCCCAAAAACGCACCTCTGGGGCAACTCTTTTTCTGAGATGATAGGCTTGCGCCTTGCACAGCTAAAAACCAAGCATCACAAGGGTTTAGAGTGTCGTTCTCACACATTCTTGCGGCAGCAACGGCCACTTTTCCATAGTCCATTGGAACTCCACGAAATAAAGGGGCTGAGAGCCCCTTTATTCTGTGATGCCGATAACTAGATTTATCGGCATCACAATAGACACCTCAATACTGAATGCTTAAGGCATGACATCCATTATCTATAGAAATGCAACCTCCGTAAACATTGTTTATAAAAGAGTTTGATGCATTCGTCAGTTTATGGAGCAATCAGGTGATAACATCCCTCCCCTGTGGTTTGCGTGGGCATGGTGTCTGGGGATTACTGCTCGGGGTGAGATTAGAGATAACAAGGTGATGAAATGGCCATCTACTTTTGTGCTGAAGCGCCAAGCCATTTCTCTCGGTTACCACGAAATAGCAATCACCCAACCCCCTCCCCTTGGTCTATATTCTGAAACCACAAATGCTGTATTTTGAGACAAGTGTTCACTATCAAAAGGCTTGAGCAATATGTGTATTGGACTCCCCTTTTCGCTGTGGGCAGCCATTGCGCTCGCGCCGATTGACAGGAATATGCCGTAAAAATTACGGCATCTTGGTAGTCCTATCTCCGATTTTCATCTCTTGTTATCTCTCACTTGTCCGGGTCTTTATCGCAACCTGTCGAGCGGCTTTTGCTGGGCGCTCTCATGACGTTCGCTCTGGCTGGTGTGCAGGTATTTGGAGGTGGTGTCGATGCTGTCGTGGCCCGCATCGGCTTGTACGTGGGAAAGTGGTCGACCGTTGAGGTTGATGTCGTGGGTGATCCCGGTATGGCGAATGGCATGGGGGGTCAGTTGCCGCATTTCGGCACCATCCTGATAAAAGCCATCCAGCTCGGCCAGTTCGGCACCTTTGGTTATCACTGCCTGCACCAGTTCGCGCAGCTGACGGATCCCCAGATTGGCATTCAGTTCCCCCTGTTCCCGGCCGTGGGCGGCCGCTTTATGACGGATAAAGAGCGGGGTCTGCTCGTTGGGTGCCGGCAAAGGCGAGAGTCCCAGAAACGCACGGTAGCGTTCGAGGGCGTGGAGCAGCGCCTGTGAGACGGCGACGGTACGGCGTTTCCCCCCCTTGCTGCGCGGTATGTAGTAACCCCAGACACCGGTTTTGCTGTCGCGACGAAACTGCCCCATCACGGGGGTAAAGCCGGGTCTGGCCGCCACTTCCGAGATCCGCAGATAACAGGCATACATAAGGATAACGAGAAACCGGCTGCGTTCATGTTGCTCAGGGTTGTCTTGAGCGAGTGTTTCAGCAGCCTGCAGCACGTAGGACCATTGCAGTTCGCTGAAGGCTTGCACCTGATCGTCAGCCTCCTGTGCAAGGGGCTTTTTCACCCGTTGCAGTAACAGTGCAGGGTTTCTATCCATGTACTCCTCCTGAATGAGGAACTGGAAGAAAGCTGACAGGATAGCGAGCTTGGTTTTCATCGCCTGTTCGCTCAAGCGGTATGGCAGTGGCTGGCCCAGCTCCTTTTTACCGAGAAATGGACGCCATTGGGGATTGGGCAACCGCTCTCCCCACTCTTTGTCCTGTACGAACTGGGCGACGTTGCGATAGGCGATGAGCGGTTCCGGTGGTGACTGGCAGTAGTCGAGGTAGCGCATCATGATGCGCCGGGTTAGCGCCTTTGGACTGATGGCGACTTCGCAAAAGCACCAGTGCAAAAAGGTGGTCAGCTCGCTGCGGTAGGTCTTGTAGTTGTTCTCGCTATGGCGCTGTTCAAGCAGCCAGTCGACCGCCAGCTCATAGACCAGACCTGCATCAGGCACTGTGTTGAGGCTGAGATTAGCGAGGTAGTGGTTAACCTGAGAATTGCCCTCTTCCAGATAAGTGAGATTGTCAAAAAGCGGCATGGCCGGCGGCAAGGGAATGGGTTGATGAGTCAT